GAAATCCGTACGGTGTAGTAGCACGTACATTAACTTTACTAGATGGTGCTGGTAATACACAAATGCCTGGCAACTTAAGTGTTACTGGAAACATAAATTCAGCGAGTATTATTAGTGCTTCAAGTGTAATTGGTAGTATAGTTACACCTGGTCTAAATGCAAGTATGACTGCAAATGCTATAACTGGTATCATTGCAGGAGATGACTACTATAGAATACAAGTCGGTGGTACAGGTGCTAATGCTGGATTCATATCTATTGATACTGCAGATAATGGTAACGAACCTATCTTTGTAAGGCAGTATGCAAATAGTGGTGGAAATCCATTCGGTACAGTAACAAGACAGTTAATCCTATTGGATGAAACAGGTAATACTTCACTGCCAGGTAATTTACAAATAACTGGTGGTTTCAGTAATGTAGGCATATCAGCGTCCGTAGGTGGGTCCGCTCAAATTGGTTACAGAATTGCGCCTGTACAAACAAAAAATAGTAGCTACACAGTAACTACAAATGACACAGATACTTTAATTTATTTTGCAGGACAACCAGGAGGAACTCAACTAAATATTCCTAATGAGACAACACAACCTATACCTTTTGGAAGTCAGCTTCGTATTATAAATGGGGATAGTACTCAAAACGTAACTTTAGCTTCTGGTTTAGGTGTAACTCTTAGATATCAAGGTGGAACAGGAACAAGAACATTAGCACCTTTTGCAGATACTACCTTAATAAAAGTAGCAGCGAATACCTGGTATGTTAATGGTTGGGGCATAACCTAAAAACTCCAGTTGGGGATAAATACATATGTTCTCTCTCTATATGGGAGACTTATGCAGTTCCCCAACTGCGTAGGACCTAGAACGTTCACATTTAAGGAGATTAAACAAAATGGGTAGAGCATTAAAAATAGCAAAAGCAGTTGGCAGTTGGCCAACAACATCTAGCGTAGATACAGGATTCAACAATCCAGATGGTACAACTGATGCAACACCTGCCAGCACACCTTCATATGGTGTTGTAGGCGGAGTAACTTCTTTAACAGGAGATCAAGTTTTAACACGTGTAGCGATTGGAATTGCTGGTGTAGGCACGATTACAGTAAGCACTGCTTCTGCAGACATAACAGGAATAGGAACAGACTTAGTAAATACATTTTCAGATGGTACAGCAGTATCTACAAGTGACGGTACAGTATTAGGTTACATAACTGACATTGCAAATGCGAATGCCACATTCGCTACATTCTCAGCAAATTCACTAGCAGACGCCACTTCAAGTGAATATGTATACGCTGATAATGCTGCAGGTTATATTATTCGTCAAAAAGGAAAACGTAAATATTTAGTAGGTGATGCTACTACTGTAAATGACGAAGATATGGTAGCAGGACGTGCTTACAGAATAGTTAGTGTAGGAAATACTGACTGGAATTCTGTTGGTGCAGGTGCTGATGCGGCAGCAGGAAAAATTTTCATTGCGACGGCAGCTGGTGCAGGAACAGGTACAGTAAATTTAGTTGGTACTTGCAGAACAGCAAACTTAGCAAATGCAGATTTGACTGTAAACACCATGAATTTAGTAGGCACTACTGATGCACCTGCTACAGTTCGTTTAGACAGTCTGACAAATTATTTTGCTACAGACTTTACTGATAACGGTACTGATGAAAATGCAGGTACGAAATACGTTGTAACTTTTAACAGTGCAGTTGCAGCAAATGTAGATTTGGGTTATCCTAACGGAGTTATATCAATACAAAAAGGTTAATTTATAACTTAGTTTTAAAAAAGCGACTTCGGTCGCTTTTTTAATGGGAATTTGTTAATCTTTCTAATTTATCTTTAACAACATCAAAATTTACTGTGTTGAATAAACCAGGGTGTAATGGTTTAGGATAGTTCTTAACATCTACCCAACAATACCCTATATGTTCTTCATTTAATAATGGAATGAATTCATTATCTATTGGACAAAAGAATGTATGATATGTGAATGTGTTATTTACAAATTTTTGAATCGGAATTAGTTTGGGGGTAGTAGGAAAAAACTGTATTTCTTCATGACACTCACGTTCTAATCCTTGAATAATTGTTTCATTATTTTCTAATTTGCCACCAGGAATACCCCAAACAGATAAATTTTTATCATCACTGCGCAATAAAAATAAAAATCTATTTGTAGAAGTAGAGTAGAAAAAAACTCCTGCACTTGTATTTGACTTGCTCATATAGTAATTTATCAAATTTAAATTACTATACTAAAATCTCCAGCAGCATACCAACCTTCCCAAGATTTCATCCATGAATTATTAACAAATCTATACTGTAAGCCTGTAGTTAAATTAGTAACGTACTGTACGTTAGTAAGTACTGTGCTATCAAAGCTTACGAACCATTCACCAATAACACCATCGTATTCAATTATATCATTAGCATGTGCAACTAAGGCTCCCCATCCTTCAGTGGCACTTAGTGGGATATTACTGCCAATATCTTCAACAATTAAATATCTTTGTCCTGCAACTGCATTTGGTAAACCATTACCCGGTGATTTAACTGAGGGATTTATAACACTATCAACTGCCCCTAATGTATTTTGAGGTAACGTATCAGGGTCAATGTTGAATATTAATAATCTATCATCAGTTGGATTAAAAGCTATAGTGCCAACTATTTCTGTATCCATATAAGGATTTTCTAACCAAATTTGGCTTATGCCAGGTCTTACTGTACCATATACATTGAGAAATGCTTTCCAATATACATTCGTATTAGGATTAGTTGGTAAATCCATGCTTTCATTATTAGGATAAAAAGGTGTTCCGTCAGGTAGTATTTGCAATGAATTACCTAATAGTAATAATTTGTATCCATAAGGCGTAATTTTTTGTCTAGTTCCTAATAGTAAATCATCATCTTGCATATCTGTAAGCGCATTGCCTTGGAATATACTAGCAATAATTTTGTAGATAACACCAAGCTTTTTAACTTTAGCACTAGAACTTATCCAAATAGGCATGTAAAATGTCCAAGTCATAATGTCTATAGGATTGCCTGATCCAACTGGAATAGTTCTGCTACTAAAAGTAAGTCTATCCTGATAAACAACACTTAGACTTGTCCAGTCAATAAAGTTATCTGTACTTTGAATTTCCATTGACGGGTTAAATAAAACGCCTAATTGTTCTAATAATTCTAATTTTTGATTATAGTTTGTAGTCCAAAAATCAACAGTAATACGTAATGTGTAAGGTACAGGCATCAAACGTTCAACTGTAAAGGCATCACCTTGCGTGGTTTCAAATTGTTGTGTATCTTCATTAAAGGTTCTGCGACGAACACTTGTTTTATCAGTAAAATAAGGACTTTGTGTTCTTGTTTGATCGTACTCTAAACCAGAGATATAATACGTAATCATAGGTGCACTTGGTAAACTACTTGGACTGTTATTTGCTATAACAGTTGATGCTTGTCTACTTTGATCACCGTATTGTATCGGAACTCTTATAAGAATTTCATTCCCTGCAGGATCTTTTCCTTTAGTAACATACCAATTACTAAAAATTCTTGCGAACTGCACTAAAAAACGTCTTATTTGATTGTCATAAAAATATTGTGCCATTTAATTCCTTAGTCTGGTGTAATTGTAAGTATTGATGAAAGCGGTTGTTGTTGTGGGATTGTTCCACTTGTTGTTGCAGTGACATTGCTATTATTAATGAAGGATGAAAGCAATGATTGATCGCCATCTTCGAATGCGACTCCTGTTCTGACATTCTCACTTATTCTAACCCAAATAGCACCGTCATAGCGGAACAATTGTTGTGGTAGATAATCAATTCGTAAAACGTATTGCCCAACTGTTGGATTAGGTGGAAATTCTATAGCTGAGGTAACCGGTTCGCCATTTGGAGCCTCACCTGTACCAACTAAGTAACCATCTAAATAACCAAATCCAGTTGGACTACTTCGAACAATAAATCTAAATCTTGGGTCACAGTCAGCACGGAAGTCCATATCAGGTGTTAACTGTGTTGTGTCAAATCCAGGTTGTTCGGGATCAGCGTCAGCAAATGCATATGTGTTATCCGAAGTACCAAATGGTACTGAAACAGGACCAAACGCTTTAACTGCTAATACAATGTCAGGCTCAACTGGTCCTGATCCTGTGTCTGTTAATTCAGGCGCTATTTCTGCTAATTCTAAACTCATTTGTATAAAGGCTTGTATTGCATCCATATCACCTGCCTGCTCTTGCAGTGACGCTAAAGCAGCAGCACTTATACGTATGATAGGACTAGGAGTAAAGCCTGCCGGTTGAACTATTTCTAATGAACCTAATGCTAATTCAGGATCGCCATTTCTAATAATAAGGCTTACAGGTGGAGCAGGTTCATCAGCCTCAGTTGGTAAAATGTAAAGTTGCGATCTATCGTATCCTGTTTTAGGTACAATACGTTTTGCTTCTGCAATAGCTGCTTCATTAATTTGTATATTTTTATTGTACCTACTAATTATGTCTTTCAGGTTATCAGCAGTATCACGTTCCCAATACAATTCATAATAATTAGTATTTGTTATTGGTGTTCCCGCAGGAGTTAATTGTGTGGTCACGTATGTTTTTCCGTCTTTTGTTACTGTAGTACCAATTGGATATTCTTTTGTTTGCGACCAAGCTACTCCCTGACAGGGAATACCAGCTGGGACCTCTTTTACTGGAGTCCAGTTTGTGTCACCATAAGTCACAATATAGCCAGGCACATATGTTTTTGTCTTATCCCAGTCACCTAAGTAATTTTCTTTGTTAATTGGTTGTTCAAGTATGTCACTAAATTCTTGGCTGTCTACTAGTGGCTCACACTTAATTCTCCATAAGTGTGGATACCACGTTTGACTGAAGCCCTCACTCGCATAGTTCGCATCTGTTATTTGATAGTATCTACGCAATCCAATGGGTATAGTTTCATTTAGTGGATGATAGTCTGTTAAATGAGGAAGTTCTAATACATCACCTACCATTAATTTCCGACCCAATAGTTCAATCATTGTATTGTAGTGAACAGTGATAAAAATTATGTCATTGTTTAAAAACAAGCCAAACTGACTTAAATCAAAATCTAGATTTTGTACATTATAGTGACCACGTATTCTAAATATGTCAGGTGCGTACTTTCTATCTCGGTTCTCTAAAAACAGTAAGTCCTGTATATTCAATGGGTCTAGATTATTGTATTGAGGTTGGGTGAAATCTTTGCTTGGACCTTGATCTGCAGGCCCTAAATACTTGTGTATGTACAGGTCTGTTCCACCCACAGTAAACATTTCATTAATAGTTCTGTCCAAAAACTTATAGTCTTGGGTTTTGTCTGGACGGTAAAGTGATAATCTAGGCATTTGTCATTCCGATAATATAGTATTTAGTCATAAATCCGTTACTAATATGACAATTCCAAAAGGTTGCAATTAAATACAGGGTATGCTATAATAGCAGTTCGTTAATAATAGGAGCAAAGCATGTCCCGTAAGTCCAAAAATTCAGATCATGCAATGATCAAAGCCCTAAATCCAAAAGATAGTGATACCAAATATACAGGGGATGAGCCCTTTTTTGCTATTCAACCAGATAGTGAATTTAGAACGAGTGCAATGGCTAGGGCTTTTAGCTGGTACACAAGGTTCTATGTTCGTAAAGATGCAAAAGATTTACTAATTCAATATCTTGAATTGAACGACCGTAAGGCTGATGCTAAGATTTTAGCAAAAGCACCTGAAAGTGAAATTCTAACTACATATGGTTGGCTCGCACGTATGACATTGCGTGGATTGCAACTAACTGAGCATGAAGAATTGTCACTGCAAAATGAAATTGTAAGATTAATAAATTGTGTTCATAAACCTGAGACTGTTTTTAAAAGTAATCTAACACCACAGGAAGTAGAAGTAGAAAAAGAACCTGTGAATCGTCCCAATGTGCAAGAAATTATGCGTGAAAAAGCACGTGAGGCGACAGGTGAAATAATTGGCTTATTTGATGATTTTGTTCAGGCTGGATTGAAGGGCAATTTGCCAGGCAAACCTATTGACATTCTTGCAAAGCATAACATTCTTCCACAACATATCCCCATCATTCTTGACGTTTGGAAGAAAGAACTTAACGAATGGTACGAAGTGCAAGAAGGCAAAGACCCACAACTTGTAGAGGGCTATAGTCAGTTCGGTAAAGTGCAAGTGAAAAACATGATTAAGGCTATTGAGCAAGTCATCAGCGACCTTAATAGTTATATCAGCATCAAAAAAGCAAGCAAGACACCTCGCAAACGCAAACCAGTACCGGTTGAGAAAATTGTTGCTAAACTCAAGTATCTTAAAGAATTTAAAGATACTGCAGCTAAACTAGATTTAGTTAGTGTACACCCAACAAAGCTACATGGTGCTAGCGAAGCATGGGTATATGATACTGCAAAGCGCAAACTGCATCACTACATTGCCGATCAATACAGTCAATCATTTACTATTAAGGGTAATACTATTCTTGGCTTTGATACAGGCAAGAGTGAGATTAAAACATTGCGTAAGCCAGGTGAACAACTTAAAGAAATTATGGGCAGTAAGCCCGCAGCACGTAAATTCTTTGAGGGTATCAAAGCAACTGCTACAGTACCAAACGGTCGCTTTAACGAAAACATGATTATTCTAAAGGCATTTTAAGATGAATATTGATTTAAACAAATATCAACACTTTGTAGAAAAAGTTACTAGTCAGCCAAGTAATGATTTGACTACCTTTATGTCTGAGTTAGACAGACTTGATGCGAACTACGAAGTGTTTGACGGTGTAATGAAGCATGGACCTGACGTTAATTTACCACTACTTATTACAGCATGTATGGGGTTAGCAGCAGAATCAGGTGAGTTTATTGAGATCCCTAAGAAGATTATCTTTCAGGGTAAAGCACTTACTGATGAAAACGTGTTTCATATGAAACGTGAACTGGGTGACATTATGTGGTACTGGATCAATGCTTGTAGGGCACTTCAGCTAGATCCAAATGAAGTTATTGCAGAGAATGTTAAGAAGCTTGAATCACGTTATCCGGGCGGAAGCTTTGACCCATACTACAGTGAAAATAGAAAAGAGAACGATCTTTAATAAGGCTTCCCCAGATAAATACACTATCTGGGGATTATTTTATGCCATCATCATACACATTACAACAACTTAAGGATAATTTATTTAAAGATTTGCGCTATCGTTTAGGTGACGGAATTGTAGACGTAGAACTCGACCCTGAGCATTATGAAGCAGCATACAGATATGCAATTAAAGTATATCGTCAACGTGCGCAAAATGCTACAATTGAATCATACACATTATTTGAGATACAAAAAAATCAAGAGGTATACACACTTCCTGATGAATTTATAAACGTGAGACAATTGTTCCGTAGAACAGTAGGATTAGAAACAGGGCCAGCAGCAAGTAGTTTTGACCCATTCAGTAGTGCAATACTAAACACGTATCTACTCAACTATAACTACGCAGGTGGTCTAGCAACATACGATTTCTATGCAGGTTATATTGAATTAGCAGCACGTATGTTTGGTGGCTATGTCATTTTTACGTTTAATCCAGTTACTAAAGAATTACGTATTGTTCGTGATCCTAAGGGTTCAGGAGAAAAAGTTTTAATATGGGCAGATATTCAACGTCCTGAATTAGAACTATTACAAGACCCAGGTGCAGGTGTTTGGATAGGAGATTGGACACTTGCGCAATTAAAGAGTATTTTAGGTGAAGCACGTGAAAAGTTTGCAAGTATCGCAGGACCAGCTGGAGGCACAACGTTAAATGGAACTGCACTTAAAGCTGAAGCAAAAGCATCACAGGATCAACTCATCGAAGATTTACGTAGATACGTTGATTACAGTCAACCGTTAACTTGGGTACAAGGTTAACCTTTAACATATGAAACCAGTCTTTTTTGTAATATAATATGTTACAAGGAGATAAAATGCTAGTCAGCGTCACTGGATTTATAGGATCAGGCAAGGATACAATTGCCGACTATTTGATTACTGAACATGGATTTAAAAAAGAAAGTTGGGCTGGCAGCTTAAAAGATGCTGTTAGTTACGTGTTCGGTTGGGATCGTGAATTACTTGAGGGTAAAACAAAATATAGTCGTGAGTGGCGTGAGCAAATAGATCCTTGGTGGAGTGACCGACTGGATATGCCTAAACTCAGTCCACGTTGGGTATTACAACAATGGGGCACTGAAGTAGGTCGTCAAAGCTTTCATAACGATATTTGGATAGCAAGTTTAGAAAACAAACTTAGACAAAGTAAAGATGATATTGTTATTACAGATACAAGATTCCCCAACGAATTAAAAGCAATCAAAAGACTAGGTGGCATCACAATCAGAGTTCATCGTGGTCCTAAACCAGATTGGTATGAAGATGCTATTTCAGTTAATAAAGGACCTAGACATATAGGTTGGTCATTGGGGAAAGATAGGCTTAATAAATTAGGAATACATCCTAGCGAATATAGTAGTGTTGGCTTAGATTTTGATCATGAGATACATAACGATAGTACGATTGATGACTTATTTGAGTGTGTGAAACACATGTTACAGTTGAACTAATCAACCTCTAAATCTCCACGTTTCCAAATAGTCTCCCTGCGCTTTACTATTTCAACACAATTTAGACAAACTGTGCGTAGATTAAATAGGTCTACGTTGTTTAAATTTCCATCAATATGAAACACTAATAACTGACTGTCATAAAGCTTTTTAAACCCACATATATCACATGTGGGTTTTTTCTTGTACCCAGCCAGCTTCCATTTTGGCTGCTGCGGAATTAATTTTTTGTTTTTGCGTCTGCACTCCTCACACTTACTCCTATAGTGTCTTACTCCGTCTCTATAGTAATTTGCTGCACAAGGGTTTTTATTGCAGACCTTGCAAATTGGTCTTTTCATATCTGTATTTAGTGCAACTCTTCGGGAAGAGTTTACAGAACCTTAAATTCTATAAAATTTAATAAATATAATTATACTAGGGAGTTAACCCTCAAAATCATAACATTAAAGGAAATATAAAATGGCTCTAACATCACCAGGCGTAGAAGTAACAATTATTGATGAAAGTAACTACGCACCAGCCCAAACAAATTCAGTTCCATTCGTGCTACTCGCTACCGCTCAAAATAAAGCGAATGCTGCAGGAACAGGAGTAGCCCCAGGCACAATCGCAGCTAATGCTAACAAAGTATACAAAGTAACCAGTCAGCGTGATTTGGTTTCTTTATATGGTAATCCATTCTTCTATAAGACAACTAATGGAACACCTATTCAGGGATATGAATTAAACGAATATGGTTTACTTGCAGCTTACTCAACGCTAGGTGTTACTAATGGTATTTGGGTTTTACGTGCAGATATTGATTTAGCTAGTTTAGTTGGTACTCTTACTCGTCCTAGAGGTAATCCTGTTGATGGTACATACTGGTTAGATACTACGACTACGAATTGGGGAATTTATGAGTTTAACAAATCTACTGGCAAATTTACACAACAAACTCCTATCGTAATTGTAAATTCAAGTGACATTGCAGGCGGATATCCACTACAAAGCATAGGAAATATCGGAAGTTATGCAGTTAATGCAATTTATACTACTTCTGTGAATCCATATGCTCAAAGTACGTTCTTTTACAAGAATCAATATAATGCTTGGGTAAAATTAGGAACTACTGAATGGGCTAAAACTGTTCCTGCAGTAACCGGCACTGTGTCTAATCCAGTACTAGCAGCAGGTTCAACCTTTACTATAACTTCATCAGGTGGCACACAAATGCCTTATGATGTATCCATTTCTGTTCCTGCTGCTCCTAATAATACTGTAGAAGGTGTAAGTGTAGAAATAAACAATTTAAATATTCCAGAACTTACAGCAGATGTAAGAAGTGGCAGACTCAATGTTTATTATGCTCCTAATATAGGTGATGTTCCGAATGCCACTTCATTTATAACTTTCGCATCAGGAACAACTGTACTTGATGATATGGGAATCAGTACAACCGCTCAATTTTATCCTCCTGAAATGGTGGCAGGTACTTCTGCTCAGATGCCACTTTGGACATCAGGACAAACTAAACCACACCCTACTGGTAGTGTTTGGTTAAAAACTTCTATTGCAGGAAACGGAATGAATGTTGTTATGCAGGAATTCATCACAACTTCAGCAGCTTTTGTTCAAAGACCTGTAAGTATTTTTACAAATCTATCTACTGCAACAACTGAATTAGATAGAACAGGAGGTGCTTTAATTCCAGCTAACACAGTTGTAGGAATATTTGATCAACTTAACACACTTCCTATATATAACAATTTGTATTATTATGAAAGACTTGCAACAGGACCAACAGTTGTCACAGGTACTGTAAGTAATCCTGTACTTCCTAATAGTACTTCAGTATACGTTTCATTAACAGGTAATAATAATTTCTACGTAGTTACTATGCCAGGTGCAGGAACAGTAGGAGCTGCTGAGTTTGTAACAGCTTGGCAATCTCAAAATATTCCTAATACTTCAGCAGCAGTAACAACTGATGGGAAAATTCAATTAACTCACACATTAGGTGGTTGTATTAATTTATTAGGTAACGATGATTCACTGTTAAATGCTGCAGGATTATCTTATTCAACAAATTCAGATATTAATGCTTTGGCATATGATGAAGTCATATGGCAAGCAATTCCTCAGTACAGTACAACTGGTGCTGGTACAGGATGCTTACTTAATATTAAGCAAGTGGGTGATACTTATATAGTAAACGGTGTAGCCTCAGGTGGTTCTTCATATAATGTAGGTGATTTTATAACATTAGGTGGAGACACAATGGGAGGTTCAATACCTACTAATAATTTAACAGTAAGAGTAATGTCTGTATCAAGCGGAGCAGTAACTTCAGTAACATATTCATCTGGTATAGCAGATGGTTGGTATGTAAATGAAATTTCCAACTGGAGAAGAATTGCTTATGTTGCCAATGAAGGAGCACCTTTTGCTAATCCAGTAAACAATACGAATTGGTTCTATAGTGCGATAGATCAAGTAGATATCTTGATCCAGCAAGCAGGCGCATGGAAGGGTTACAGAAATGTAAATTATGACGCATCAGGTAATCCAATTACTACAGGAACGAACGCAACAGATCCAAATGGACCAATAATAAGTGCAACAGCTCCTACAACTCAAAGTGATGGTACAGCGTTAGTTTATGGTGACTTATGGATAGATAGCAGTGATTTAGAAAATTATCCAGTTATAAGCCGTTGGCAAAATGCTGATAGTATTGATCAGTGGGTTTTAATAGATAACACAGATCAAACCTCAGGTGATGGAATACTTTTCGCTGACGCAC